CTAAACGTTTTCATGCCACCCTATGGAAATAGGGGGAACAAATTTGTCCAGTATCGACCTCAGGTACCCACTTTAATAGAGTTAACTCTATTTAGTGAAAAAGAATTTGTTCGTGTTCCCTCTTTAAGTTACTCTTCTGTTACTTTCGATAGCCTTTTGTCCTTTGACGGATTGGCCGTAGATTCACAGTTTAGTAGATCAGATCTTAAAGAGAAATTCTCTCTGTATTGGGAACAATACAGACTTTGCCCACGGGATCAGATAACTGATCCCGCCGAACTCGAGCGTCTTGATAGGATGTTTGAGAGGCAGGTTAGCCGGTTCATTAAACAAGAGGTTGACGACTATATTGATAGATTCCGTGAATTCTTTTCAATTGTTCTTTCTAAAGTAAATACTTCAGAAGAAGATTGGGAGAATTGCAGAAAATATCTGAGTTTCAATGCTGCTCTGGGTAATTCCGCTGCAAATTTCAAATATAAAATAAATGAAGTTTTCTGTCGGTATTTTGACACAGAGATGCCTGAGAAGCCTGATATAGTCACTCATATCTTTCCAAGAAAGATATCTTGTTATTTGAACAGGTTGATCCGGGAAAGAAGAAATCGTAAGACCAAAGATATAGTAGTAATCTACTCTATTTTCCAAGGCCTTAAACGTGGTCTTCTTCCCATTCGCCCCGATGCTGTTGATGTGAGTTTACAAAAACATCTAAAAGCTCTGTCCAAAGAAACCGTTCCACTTACAAAAGTTGAATCCGATTACTTTCTTTCTACTCTAAATGAAGAGTTTAAAGATCTTATTTATAATCCGAAAGGATTACATAAAGAAACAGTAATGATTCCACTTTCAACCAAAGCTACTCTCGAGTACGCTATGGGTTTTGGTGGTCAGGTTGGTTTAGCAGAGTTCTCTAGAAATGTAGGCCATAAGCAATTGATTAGGATGTTGGATAAACACTTGTCTGATCCTTGTACCGCAGATCTACCATTTTTCAAAGTGGTAGGACGGAAATTCAAGGAAGAAGCAAGGTTATGTCTCAACCCTCCAATCTTTACAGGTTATGAATCTGTACAAGATATAAGTTATGTTCGAGAGGATATTGCTCTTTCAGAAGATTCCATTCACCGGTTTGGTGAAGGAACCATCGTAAAAAGAGTTCACTCCCTTAGACAAACTTATTCATGCTTTGGCTCAAATCAAGAGATTTTAGATGAAATTTACTATCTTCGAGAAATTTTACCAAGAGAGATCCTCTTATCTAAATTTGAAAATCAAGATCAAGTCATTCTTTTCTGTTTAACACAGTTGAATGATTTTTCTTTAGAAAATTCAAATATAGATGAAGAGTCTTGGTTGATCAACAAAGGAATGGTTAAACCATCCGTTGTCTTGGAACCACTTAAGGGTCGCATAATCACTTTGCCTTCGGCAGGTGAATATGTTGGTCTAAATGGTATTCAAAAATTTCTATGGAAGAAGTTACGTCAGCATAAAGAATTTGAACTCATTGGTCGACCCGTCCAAAACTCCGACATTGAAGATGTTTATTCTTCTTGGAGGTTTGGAATGGGTGCGAACTCTGGAGATTTTTCCGGAGCTACAGATAATCTTAGATCATCTGTTTCTAAGCTCATCCTTCGATTTCTACTACAATGTCTTCCACATGGAAGAATTGGAGAGATCATTGAAGGTTTTTGCGATTCCAAAATCGAATACTCTTATCAACCTCTTGTTAGAAGTGTTAAGGCTAAAGATATTGTGAAAGGCAAAAAGGAACCAAATTCTCTTGCTGATTTGTATCGTCACTATAAGTGCACTGAACAAGGTGTGCAACAACAGACTAATGGTCAGCTCATGGGCCACGTTCTTTCATTTCCAGTTCTTTGTTTAGCAAACTATTTGATCTTTAAATGGACTTATAGAGTTTATAACAACAATAAATATGTTGAATATATGGACTCTTTTAATCCATTAGATGATCAGTTTAACTTCAAAGAAGAACCGATACCAGTGGTAAAGGTTAATGGAGATGATATCCTCTTTTGTTGTCTTCCCGAAATCTACGAACTTTGGAAAAAAGAGACCGCTAAAAACGGTTTTTTTCCTTCAGTAGGTAAGAACCTCTTTTCGCCCGAAATAGCCCAAATCAACTCTGAATTGTTTGATATCAGATTTGATGGTACTATTGGGGAGGAGAGAGTACGAGAGATCCGAAGAGTCCCAATATTAAATATGGGGATCCTTGTTGGAAGAGGAAAAGGACGTGATCCTTCTGAAGTTCCTGGAACACGCATCTGTAAAGATGTGTATTTCAACGAACTTTCGAAAGATAATGCCAAAATTGAACTGCCCAGTTTGGGTGCTAACTTGTCTTGTCTTCAATCTAGTAAATACTTCGATTTTGAAAAAATCGAGAGTGTTTACTGGAATCATAGACCAAAAACATACGCCATATATAAGAAGTATGGTTTATCCAATTATCATAGAGCTGACCTTGCAAAGGTAAACTTTAAAGAAAATTGTTTAGAACCAAAATCTTCTACTGGATTGTATGCTCGTTCTGTGATTGAGCCCACCTTTGACCTAGGTAGATTCAAGAAGACTGTCAGCAAAGTCGACATTTCTGTTGATCCAACAGATATGTGGGAGAACCAAATTACAAACAGTCTAAATTGCTTGTAAAGGAACCCATTTCCACATGGAGGAACAAACCCTTACGTAAGA